CTTTCTTTGAACTTACAACAAAAACTACATCCCCCTGCAAGCACATTGGTTCTTCATTTGGTTTGCTATCATTTACAATTATCGCACTAAACATCGTTCCTCCTACTTTCTTCTTTCCTTTGTTAATAGTTACATCACACTTCTAATCCCTTTGTTTATCAGTTACTCCACTCTGCATTACTACGGGGTTGTGACCGCCTGGCATCCCTGCCGCCTGCATTAGAGTCTCCCGGATGCTCCGGGAGTGTTCTTATTCTTTTATATCAATGATAATCTTGTTGCTATCCGTCCAAAGAAATCCTTTCATTTTTGACAAATAGTATGGGTATATTCTGTCCTTCAACCATTCTTGAAGCTATTAAATCTATCACTGCCTTTTGCATATCTTTTCATATAACCTCTTTCCAACTTTCTCGGCCACTTGTTCTTCGCTATCTTCCGTTATAGAAATCTCGAATATAGGTCGCAGATCTTCTTTCGTTTCCTCTGGGAAGCTTTTTTTCAGGCTCTGTACAATCATAGAAAACTCTAATAACTGATCCAGAACCGTTTCTTTAAGTTCTACACTCATTGTCCTTACATCTGCTTTAATCATTATTTTCTTCTCCTCCATATATCATCCGAAATATTTCTCCAGATAATCTCCAATCATCATCCACAGTCATTGCCACTTCAAATGCTTTGGGTAATTTTTCTTTTACTTTTTCTGGTAAACTTTGTCTTAGGCTTTTCGTAATCATGACAAATTCTAAGAGTTGATCCATTACCTCCCCTTTTAATTCCACATCTATGCCTTCTTTTACATCTACCAAAATCATTCTTTCACCTTCTCTTCTAACCATTTGATTCCCACACCATTCCAACGAATTTTTGGGATCAATACTGTTGATCTGCTCGTCTTTAATACTTCTTTTCCTGTTTTATCTGTGTAAACGACAAAATCTGCCTGACTTTTCTGTGCTGTATATGCCACCAATTAATCCCTCCTGGTTGTCTTTCTTAGCTTATGAATATTTTTTTAAAATTCTTCTCTTGCTAATCTGTTTAGATTCTCCCGAAATTCTCTGTGTACAAAGTCCGGTTCAAGGTTTCTCCTGGATGCATATTCCATGAGATTTTCCCAACATTCTTCCGCTTCTTTTTTAATAAGCTGTTTTTCAAAATTAACATCAAATGGGACATTCAACATGCTTCTTTCTTCTCCTTTAAGAACTTAAGTACCTTATTCCATTCCTCGCTTTTCTCTTGTAATACTTTTCCTAATTTAAACATTATTTTCTCCTTCCTCTTTTCCATTTTTCTCAATCTGTCTTCTTATTTCTTTTCTTAGACCTTTAATACAGCAAACCGTTGCCGCACCAATCTTTACATTAAACCAGCTACATTCTGTACAAAGCTGTCCTAAACCGCCTGTGTCACAACACGCTTTGAAGTCTTTCACCATTTCTTTTGACACATGTAGTCTCACTTCTACATGCGGTGCAGGAAAAATTTTAATTGTTTTTTTGGACATTTTTCTTCCTCCTCTTTGATTAATTCTTCAAGATATTCCATGCATTCGTTATATCCCTTTCTACTTCCCGAACGGAAAATTATGTGAAAAGACACATCACACAATCGTTCTTCGCCTTTGAAATATTTTTTCGGTTCTGCAAATACACTTATTTCTTCGTTATTAAGATAAAAAGAAACATATTTTCCTTTGTGTTGTGCTTCGATCACCTTTTCGATCAAAGCTAAAACTTCCTCCGCCTCTATTTGTTTTCTTTTTATTATCGTTCTCACTCCTTTTCTAAAACGTTTTCAAGACACAGATAAAGAAGCATAAAGGTTTGTGAATACTCAAAGTCTCCAATTATTTTTCCTGTTGCTTTGAATACGCTACACAAGATAAGTGAAACTAATATCAGTAATATGTCTTTTTTTCTACAATTTTCTCTCCTTTTCAATCGTCAGTCCTCTAGTTCAAAGTTTTCTTGAAGTTTGTGTAAAATAATAGCTACTGTTTTCTCATTGCTTTTTAGAGTCATTTCGCACATTTTTTCTACATAGCCATCTATTTTTTTAAAATAATAGGTGGCTATTATTTTCGTTGTAATTGCAGCTGTTAAAATACTTATTAATATTGTTTGCATTTCTTCCTCCTATGCTGGCTTACGTTCCCACTTGGCACGTTCTTCTCGCTTGCCTGCTGTTTTTCTTTTCATCTTTCTTTCCTTACGCTTGTTTTTTACATAAATTTCCTTTATAATATCGTTAATACATATTAATTTATCTAATTAAGGAGGTAGGTGTTTCGTGTTAAAAAACTACTTTAAAGACTGGTCGAATTATCTTTCTTTCGCCATTGCTTTGGTTCCAACTATTTTGCTATATATCTATCCATCTGGAACTAAAGTCCCCTTTTTCGTGTTTGTCGTGTTGCTTTTTTGTTTTGTATTATCACTATGGCTAAACGTAAAATTTTTTCTCGATTCAAGAGATGAGTACCGTCCCGCTATAGAGTTATTACAATGTAGTCAAGGACGAATTTTATGTCGCCCCAATAATTTGCTCACCCATCATTCTATTGTTGCGTTTTATGAAAATAATGGAAAATTAGAAAATCGGATTTGTTATGGATATGTAGAAACCATCAATAGTATGGGGATAGCTCAAATCCTTCTTTACTCCGATACTTCCTCTTCTAAAAAACTATTCTCTTATATTTCTTCTAAACGAGATAAAATCATTGTAAAACCAACTGTAACTATTGAAACAATAAATGACTTTTTAAAAGCTGAAGGTGAGGTGCCATATGTATAAAGTCGCTAAAATCATTGATGAATACAAAGTTGTTATTAATGCAGGTTCCCGGCAAGACGTTTGCGAGGGACAAAAATATCTTATTTATGCCATAGACAATAACGAAATATTTGACCCCGACACTGGACGTTCTCTCGGCTATCTGGAGATTGTCAAAGGAACCGGCATAGTTACTCATGTTCAAGAAAAAATT